GCCTTTTAATAAATTGCAACCTACTGTTGCATGATAGTATTTATCATTGGTAACAAAAAAACACGGTTTTGGGTTGTTATTTTTGACTGGCCATAGCTGCTTGAACTCTTTGATCAAACTTTGCTTGTTCTTCGGGGGGTAACGCCACCTTCTCGTGCTGCTCTGACTTTACCTTTTGGCATCTTTACAATGTTGTCTGTAGCAGGAGGTGTTGCTGCTGCTGTAGGTGCTGCTGCTGTAGGTGCTGCTGCTGTAGGTGCTGCTGCTGTAGGTGCTACTGCTGTAGGTGCTACTGCTGTAGGTGCTACTGCGGTGCCGCCCCGCCCTGCTAATGTATTATCAACAGTTTTCTTAACACTTAGTAAATCACGCTTACGTAATGTAGGTATAATTTTATTAATCTGTCTCACACCAACCATAGACTGCTGGTCTGCTGCTGGATTCGGTTGTTGAACTGCTGCTGGATTCGGTTGTTGAACTGCTGCTGGATTCGGTTGTTGAACTGCTGCTGGAGTAGTTTGCTGTCCTGCAGCAGCTTGTTGAGTAGCTTCCGGACTATGCGAAAGCGCCCAACCTAAATCTGCCAATTTTGTAAGTGCATTCTTGCCATTATCTTTGGCATATGTAGCTTGAACCTCGTCGGCTAAAGTTTTAAATTTACTTACAGTTGCGGGGTCATTCATGGGTACCTTTACCCCGTGCAAATATTCCAAAAACAAACCTTGAATATATTGACTTATTGATTGCCCAGCGGCCTCGTTAACATTCAAAATACCTTCAAAAATCTTATTTAAGATATCAAATGTTGTATTTTCTCTAGCTACTGCAGGGGCAGTTGGATTTCTTCCTGACTTCCAAACTGCTGGTTTTGGTCTAGGAGTCATACCTGCTCTAGCTACTTGTGTAGCTGCGGCTTGTTTTTGTTGACGTACTTGGGCAGGTGTCTGTGTCACTGCTGCCGGTGTTGCATTTGGATTACCAGGCTTTGCAGTATTTGTTTTACTAACAGGAGCATTAGCCATGGTGTTTGGTTTGTTCCCGACACCGGTCACTGGAGCTGCCGGGGCAGGTGCTTGCGGTTGCTGAGTAGTTGGCGCTGCGCCCGTTACATTAGGATCTACTAACCCGCTATTAATTGCGCTAGCTAGGCCAGAAATAGCTTTTTGCATGAAATTGCGAACAAAGATATTTTTAGCCATTTTACCTTCTCTATCTTGTCCTGCAGGAGTATCTCCCATAAAACTTTGACCATAATGCCCAATCAACGGCGACCAGTCTATTGCCTCGTTTTTTGGTTGTTTTAATTCATTCAATTTCACGGCTTTTTCCTTAATGATTTAGCAAATCTCTGCTGATCTTTGCTTTTAATCGCACTTAACAGCTTTCGCTCTAATATCTGTGCTTGTTCTTCTGGATAATGCTTATTAATTAATTCAAGTAGATTAATAGCACTGATTATGATATTATGGGCTCTACTCTCAATAATGTGACTGGTGTCACGGTTATTGCCTAGTTCTTCTAATTCCTGCAAGAGGGATCGGGTTTGTTTTTGCATATAATTATCTTACTTGTATTTATGCGATTGCCGAATAATTATTTCTTTAGTGAGTTCAATAGAGATTTTAACTTTGCACCCTGTGCATCAGCATGAACTGTTCTAGTCAATGGCTCCATGGTTATCTCACCTGTAGCTTGATCAATAGTATAGTCGGTTACAGTAGATTGGGGTTTCAATGTACTCATAATGTCATTTGCACTTGGTTTTGGTGTGTAACTTGATTCACCTTCACCACCTGTATCACTAATACGCATAGTTTCAACATCGTATTCTAAATCAATCTTCATCCCTACCCCAGTTGAACTACGACTTTTCATGCATTGAATCTGATACTTGCCACGTTCACGCATACTGCGACTTGTGAAAATACCAAACACGTTATCTGCTGTGTTAATCTTACTGATACCACCTGCAATATGACTATGATCAAATTCTTGTTCGTCAACAGCACTACGATTCAACTGACTTGCAGTAACTAACAAGACACCAAGTTCCGTTGCTAGATTACGCAATTCTTCTGCTACATACTTGTCTTTGATAAACTGATCAGTTGGGCTAACATTAATACTTACTGGCATAACTAAGTCAAGATAATCAACCATTACAAAGTCAATCTTAATGCCAGTCTGAATCTGTACTTCTTTTAAATAAGCACGAATAGCATTGACATTACTCTGAGCAGGTAAATTTTTAACACGATACTTACCAGACTTCTTACCCGCTATCTTAACACGCAATTCTGTTGTATCAATATCTTTACGAATTGCTTTTGTGCCCATCATAGTCAACATTGCATCAGTACGCAATGATGTTAATAACTCACTCAATTCTAGTGTAATATAGACCCCACTCATACCAGCTAGCAACCAATTTAGTGCAATATTCATCATCACTAATGATTTACCTGATCCTGATCCACCTGCAAAAATATTTAATTCTCCACGACTCATGCCACCATATAGTATCCTATCCATCTGTGGCCAACCAGTAGATACTTGCCCACCTGAATTAAAATACTTATTGATACGACCTTTAGGATCAGCAAAGTAATCAGTACCCATGTCTTTTTGTAAACTAATCTGCACCGCATCTTTGATTAGTTTCTCAACCGGTTCAAACTCACCTTTCTCTAATAAGTCTGCTGCTTTGAGAATCGCTCGTTCTAGTTCTTGCCTCTTGGTGAATGATTCAAATTCATCAAAGAACCATTCAAAATGTCCATCATTTAATTCTGGAATAGGATCAATATCTATACCAGTTGTTGCTTTGATTTGTGTTGTATCTGGTAATACTCTATACTTGTCTGTATGTGTTTTAAACAACTCAGCCACTGGCCGTAGAGAACGATCAAAGTTCTCACTATTCATAATGTTCATAACACGGGTATATAACTCCGCATTTGTTATCATCATCCTCAGAAACAATTTCTGAACATCGGGTGTATAATCCAACTGCTTTTTAGTTTCCTGCTTTGCCAATTTTCTTCCTCTTCATTTCTATTTTAATTTTACTATTTGTTGCACTTTGTAATATACTTAACAACGTCGGTAGTTTACCATATTTAATTACTGCATCATTTACGTCTTTTATATCATCATCCCAATCAGGTAAACTTACACTATAACCCAACTCTAACGCCTTATCACATAATGCTAGTCCTGTACTATCTCTATCTGGAACTAGTATAAGTTTTTTATTCAATGTACTTAATAACAATGCTTGATCACTACTTATATCATTGTGCATTAATGCTACACCGTCAATACTTAGTGCATCAAATATGCCTTCAGTCACAATACATACTTGCCATTCAGGTTTTTGAATATCTATATTAAAAACATAACCGGGTTGTTGTTCGTTGATATACTTGGGAATCTTATTATCTAAGAATCTACTTGTATGCCCTACAATCTTATTATTATAAGTATAAGGGACTATTACCCTATTGCCCATCCTACCTGTTTCATTAGGTGTAATTAAGAAGGGATAAGTATTACTATCTATCTTCCTACTTTGCAGATATTCTACATATACTTTGTGCAATGGATTATTACTATCTACAATCTCACCGTCAGGTAATGTATGGTCATTGAATTTTATTTTTACTTTTAATTTTTTTGGTTGTGTAAAGTCAATCAAATCTTTTTGCTGTAGACTTTCCAAACTCCATCGCTTAACTTGCTGAACATCTATTCCGCACCATACTAATAGATTTTGTGTTTTGATAGTAATACTTCTACCCAATACAAAATTTTCGGTAAAAATATGGTCAGAAAATGGATTATACATTTCCTTATATGGAAAATTTATATCGCTCGGTAATTTATCGTTATGAGTTAAATTATGGACTTTATCCCCCCAAGATATAAACTCAACATTTTCAATATAATCATTTAACCATTCATACTCATGAATAACAGGGAAAATAATTTTAAATCCTTTCTCAAAAAAAATTTTACACATTTTTTGTAAAAAAAATATATCCCCTAAACCACAAGGTTGATATATGAGGCATATTTTTTCCATTATTTTTTTGGAGTTAAAATTAAATACCCTTGATGTCTTTTATCGATAACGTAATTGTGAGTGTCTTTGAACTTTTCTATAATTGACATACCATTAGTCACTAACCCTAACTCATCTTGTAGTGGTTTGTACTGCCAATTAACTGTATTATTGGCTTCATAATTAATTTCTGGTTGATATAAAAACCAATCATCAATAATAATTACATCATTACTAATATCTCTATTAGATATGATAATATCAACCTCTTCTTCTAATGGAAGAGCCTGTTTCATATATTTTTTTAAAGATTCTTCATATGTTATTTTGTGGAAATCTGCACCAGGAAAATGAGCGTCTAAAAAAAACAAAACCGATTCATTTTTATTTAAGTTAGGGATTAACTCTTTTAGGGCTTCCGTTGAGAAATTATTTATAATTGTTACGTTTTCTTGGTTTACTTTTATTTTCGCCTCCTTAACCAAGTCATCATCTAATTCTATGGAGTAGAATTCAGTGAATGGAAATTTAATTGCATATTGCAGACATTCAGCAATTCCGGTGCCAGTCTCCAAATAAATTTTACAATTATAACGATTAATATAATCACTTAATGTGAATGTTGATATAGAACCCATACTTTTGTTTTAATTGTGTTTATTGTTCAAATAATAATTTATAATCCCAAGGATTTGTAAATAGATTTTTAATCACATTAAGGTGATTTGATTTACCGTTTCTAATATAGCAATAAAATAATTCGTACTTAATGTCCAATTTTTCCATAATGTATTGAATACAGGTATCAACAGTGATTATCCCGCTAGCGTTTTCAATGACTTTTATCCAATCCATTATGTTAGTACCTTCAATAAACACCATATCAACTAATTTATTATTTGTTTCAGTTTTAGGTATTGGAAATTCGGCAAAATTAGGCGGAGTCCCATATTTATTATTTAATAGTGTGTAAGATTCACCATCTTTTAGTTTTAATAAATCATAATATAACCAATCTTCTCTTTCTCTATTTCTTTTAATTTTGAAGTTATCTCTCCATATATTATAATCTAAATTAACTAATTTGTATTTAGATTCCATATAATTGTCTTGCATATTAGTAAAATACTGAGAATGGTCCAAATTTAAAAAAATAAAATTACCTTCTAGTATTGAAGGTCTTAGATTAGAATAATACTCTTTATAATTAAAATCACTATTTTCGTTAACAAACAATATTCCATCATATTGTAGATAATCTTTCAAATACATTAGATTAGATTTTAAGGGATAAATTACCTCATAACCTAAATTTACGTAATGTTTAGCAATACCTTGACAAAAGAATATATCTCCGATACCTGCGGGCTGATATATTAAACATGTTTTTTTCATTTAAAATTATTATAACCCACTTTAGTTTCAGTCAATTCTCCATTAAAAAATTTAACCTGTAATTTTTTTTTAGATATCATTCTTTTATAATTACATTCATCAACATAACTCGCAGACACCTTATCTGATTTAGCATCATCTACTGCGTTGAATGTTAGTTCATTAGAATCGAATAGTTGTTTATATTCATCGGAATTTATTATTGTATTAAACGTTTCAATACCTAATTGGGATACCAAATCATCTTTAATGGTATTAATAGATTCTTCTCGTATTGAGTTTTTTTTAAATTTTAATTCCAAAATTGAGTAATAATCGAAGGCATATGCTTCGTCTACAGTAATCTTAATCATACTACATATATTTTTTTATAACCAACCATGTATGTCCGACAATCTACCATCATTTTTTGTAGAATATTTTTCTTTATACGATAATATCATCTCATCAATCATACTTTCAAAAGTATATGTTGGGCTCCATCCTAAAACAGTCCTTATTTTACTTGAGTCACCTTTTAGATGTTTGGTTTCTTCAGGTCTAATTAAATTATCATCAATTGATACATAATTTAAATAATTTAAACCAAGTTTATTAAATGTGTATTCACATAAATCTTTTATCGTGTGATTAATACCGGTTGCACATATAAAATCATCAGGTTCGTTATGTTGTAATATCATCCACATCGCCCTTACATAGTCTTTAGCGTGTCCCCAATCTCTTGAACTTGATAGGGTACCTAATTGTAATTTATCTCCGAGTCCTAATGATATTTTTACCGCTTCTCTAACCACTTTACTAGTTACAAAATTTTCACCTCTTCTGTATGACTCATGGTTAAATAGTATACCGTTAGATATGAATAATTTATAGGCGTTTCTATAATTTATGCACATATTATGTGCAAATAATTTAGATACGGCATAAGGATTTGCGGGTTTAAAAGGAGTTGTTTCTCTTTGGAATCCGTCATCGTCTGATGAATTACCAAACATTTCCGATGTGCTTGCTTGATAAAGTCTTGAATTTGGTGAATAATTCCTAATAGCCTCTAATAGATTTAGGACTCCCATTGCCGTTATATTTGCGGTTAGTATTGGATTCTCGTAACTAATTTTAACGTGTGATTGGGCACCTAAATTATATATTTCGTGTGGTTGACATCTAATTAATATATTTTGGATTGAGGTAATGTCGGTTAAATCTCCGTAAATTAAATTAATATCATCCTTAATATTTTTAATTCTATCTAAGTTATTCGAGTCAGTGGAATGTCTTCTTAATAATCCCCACACCTCATAATCTTTTTCTAATAATAATTCGGCCAAATAAGACCCGTCTTGGCCTGTAATACCGGTAATTAGTGCTCTCTTCTTATTCATATTTTTTTATAATGTTTATTTCTCACACATGACCATAAAGGCATTATTTAAGTCGGCACCACTAACAAATATATTTTTATATTTTTTATGAATCAAATAGTCACTAATAATTTCAGGTGTAAATACATTAAAATGTTTCCTATTATTCCAAGGTCTCCAATATTCTTGAGAATAGTGAGGTAAATATAGAAATAATGTTCCACCGTATTTAAGAGTGTCGTACCAATAGTCCATAACAGTTACCCAATCATTTAAGTGTTCTAAACAATGGCTTGAAAAGATGTAGTCAACATTTTTTTTTGGTAATTCTAAAGCGTGAAACCCATCCTCAAAAGAAATGTCTATAGGTATAGAACCAGGAAAAGACCATTCTTTTTTCATACACCCAATATCATAACCAATACCTTTGCATACGTGACTAGCATATGGTATTGCAAATTGTGAGGCGTTTCCTTTAGATTGGAATTCGGGGTAATAACTACCTTTGTATTCAATAATATCTATCATGTTTTTTTATTTAAAAAATAAATTTATATTTTATTTAGTCAATATTTAATCAACCCACACCCAATCTTTTCCAAATAAATTACCTAAACACTTTTTTATGTGACTTGGGTGTCTAGGGTATAGGTACAATTTGTCGGAATTTAATTTTAAAATCTCAATCAAATAAATCAGTGAGGTATCTACCGTATGAATTTCTGAAGAATTCTCAATAACTTTACACCAATCAAATAAAGTAAAATCATCCAAAGTTGTTAAATAAACAATTTTAATTTCTTCATTTAAAATTTTATCTCCAACACTTTCATTAATTTGGTTAATTCCATAGTTTTTATTAATTAATATATATTCTTCATCATCTCTCAATCCTAATTTATCATAAAATAATGAATTTTCTTTATCATAATTTCTATTAATTTTTAAAAAATTAGACCAATCTCTATAATCAATATCATGTAATGACGCTGGTAAATTCGGTAATGTTTTACCAATCATTTTATATTTACATGTCATAATATCATAAGGGTGATTCTCTTCTATAGAATTTGACAAATTTAAAATATAATCGGTACTAATCCCATGATTAATATATTTTAAATTATCATGATTAATATAATCCTTTAACCAAAAATAATCATTAGTGTTCCAGTATACATAAAATTTATGTTCAATTAATTTTTTTGCAATTTTTTGACAGAAAAGAATATCACCTAAACCTCTAGGTTGTACAATTAGTATAGATTTCATTGTATGAAATGAACAATATATTTATCATAAATCCAATCATCTATTATACTATATTTTTGTGCTATTTCAAAATTTTCTTTTATGGAATCCATTTTTGAGTAGTAAAGTTCTGGTGTTAGATTTTTAATATCAATTTCATCTAAAAATAAAATACCATCAGGGTTAAAATATTCTTTTATTTTTTTAGTCCCCATATATATTGGTATTGTACCCGTTGCAAAACAATCTAATATTTTTTCAGTAAAATAAGTATCATAAGTACCATTTTCAATAGCCACTGAAAACATATAATCATTTAGACCATACTCTTTGTACTTAATTTCATTGAAACCTCGACCATATAAATCTAAAAAATTTTTATTGTCGTCTGCAAATTTTTTTCTGAATTTATGTTGTTCAGTTAACATCTTGTCAGATGTTACCATTGATATTAATTTAGTTTTTTTGTGTAAGTTAAAATCTTTAATGTAAGAGCCATAAGCAGGGCACCATTTAAATATTGGATGTGTCCCTAATAGTTCGTCATTATGTGTCCACACTTGTTCAAAATTTTCTACAATAAAATCCAAATGTTTAATAACATTTATGGACGAACCACCATCAAAATATTTTGATTCTAATAACCATAAAAAATTTTTCTTATTTTTAGATTTACTATTCATTAATTTAAAAAAATCATTATCAATATAAACCGATATGTCGTTTTCATATG